ACATCGATTCCCGGTCCGGCGTGGTAACGTCGAGACCTTGACCAAATCGATTTCTCGAGCCCGCCTCGAGCGAACCCGACGATCCAGAGACAAACGCCGCAGCCGCAACAGCGACCTAGTGGCTCACACCGAGGCCAAAGAGGGCTCCATGCTCCGTGCCTCGGGTGATCCATTAACGCTCACCGCAGCCGAGGGAGACGACGTCCTACCATCGTTTTCCGCGGTCGCCTACACCGGCGGGCCGATGTATCCCAAACTCGCGCTCGCTTGGAACGGTCCCGTAGTCATCGATCTGGCCGGTCTGGAATCGAACGATGTCCAACCCATCCATCGCGATCATGACGAATCCCGACCTATCGGGCATTCCACCGCGGTCGCCAACGATGGTCGCCAGCTCATGTGCAGCGGAATCTTTTCCGTGCCATGCGCCGACACCACCGAGATTGTCGAGTCCTCGAAGCAGGGTTTCCCATGGCGACCCAGCGTCGGGGTCAAGATCGGTCAGTACACCACGCTCGCCGCCGGTCAGACGGCGCAGATCAACGGTCGCATCTACGAGGGTCCCGTCCTCTGGGTGAAGCGATCGACCCTCAAAGAAGTCTCCCTAGTCACCATTCCCGGCGATGATTCCGCCACCATCTCCATCAGCGCAAGCGTACACACAATGAAAACATTCGAGGAATACGTCGCCGGTCTCGGTCTCGACATGGCATCTCTCACCGCCGAGGCTGTAGCGGCTCTCCAGGTCAGCTACGCCGAGTCCATGGAGCCCGCCGACGCGCCCATGGCCGCAGCCGCGCCCGATTCTGCCCAATCCCCACCACCCCAGGAAAAACCGATGGCAACCGCATCCGCCGCACCTGTCGATCTATCTGCCGCTCCCATCGCCGACATCTCGGCATACCGCGCGATGCTCGCCGCAGAGACCTCGCGGTCGAACGGGATCCGCGACCTGACGGCTAAGTTTTCCAATCCAAAGGTGATGGTCGGCGGAAAGACTGTCGACCTCGCCGCGCACGCCATCGAACATGGCTGGACGAGCGACCAAACGGAGTTGGTCGCGCGTCGCCATCTCGATCTCGAGGCCGCTCGCGATTCCCGCCCCCGCGGTCCCGCGATCCACAGCCACTCCGCAGCCGATCGCAACTCGATCGACGCGCTCCAAGCGGGCTTGCTCCTGCGAGCCAATTGCTCGCTCGAATCCCCACAGTTTGAAAACCGCTGGGTCAAGACCAAGCTGCCCCAGTGGCTCCAGGCTGGCATCAACAGCCCAGTCCGTCAACGAGCCATGGACGCCGGACACGCACTGTCCGACCTGTCGCTGGTCGACGCATGCCGACTCGGTCTCCAAGCACGCGGGATCGACGTCCCATCGGGTCGGATGGACATGATCCAAGCCTCCTTTTCCACCGGCTCCGCTGCTGCTCTGTTCGGTGCCACGATCGGTGCCAAGATGCTCGAGTCCTACGCCGAAGTGGTCGACTTTAGCGAGGGCTGGTGCAGCGTTGACGAGAACCCAGACCTTGAGCAGCACAACCGAAACCGCACCCAAGCGGCCAACAGCCTGGTCTATCATCCGGTCGGTGGCGAGGCTCCTCACGCCGGTCGAACCGTGATCACCGAAAAGGCTCAAGTCTTCCGCTTCAGCCGCCAAATGAAGATCGACGAGGCGGACATCCTCGGCGACAACTTTGGAAAATTCAAGGACTCGCCGCGCGACTTCGGTCTCGCTGCTGGCCGCGTCCGACCTGATATGGTCGCCGCTGTGTTGCTCTCAAACGCGAACCTCACCGCTACCGGTCGCGCCCTGTTCAACTCGACCGACGGCAACGTCGCGACGAGCGCAGCCCTCACGCGAGCCAACCTGTCGGCCCTCATCGCTGCGATCCGCAAGCGGAAGGACGGCGACGCGACCCTGGACCTGCCCGTTACCCACCTGCTCGTCCCACCGGATCTCCTCGATACCGCCCTCCAACTCTGCTACTCGGTCGTGATCAGCAACGACAGCGGAGCCGGTAACATGAACCCGGTGAAAGCGTACGGCATCACGCCGATCAGCGAGCCACGCCTGTCGAACGGCCTGGCCCATCCAGTCACCGGTACCGCTCTGGCGGGATCCGCGACGACCTACTACGGCGTCTCGAACCGCGCTCGGACCATCGAGGTCACTTACCTGGCCGGAGCTGGTCGCACGCCTGTCGTTCGGTCAGAGACCCTGGTCGGTGGCGAGTTCGGACTGGCGATCGACGTCCGTCACTACGTCGGAGCGACCGCGCTCGATTGGCGTGGATTCCAACGCCAAGTGGCCTAACCCCGTCCATCCCCTGACATAGAGCATCTCATGGCCAAGTACCGACTCAAAGAAAACATCAGTTTCGACGGCGAGGTCCTCGTCGTCGGCACGATCGTCGACACCGACTCGATCGCGATCTCGGGCGACTCCCTGACCCTGTGGGGATGGGCCGACCTGGTCGACGAATCGGCGAGCGATCCCATTCCGTCACCTGTCGACAATGCATCGGACGACGATCCCAGCGATCCTCCGAAGCGCCGCAAAAAGTAAACCAACACCACCCAACTAACCACGTAGGTAATTATGGCATCGTACAAAAACAGCGCTGAGATCCGTCGATACACCGCCTCGGCGGACCAGACCTCTGGAACCATCGTTCAGTCCGCAGACGGCCTGGCCGGTTACGTCGAAGCCCAGCGAGGGATCAAAAACGGCGAGGTCGGCATCATCCGCATCGCTGGCATCCTGACCTGCGACAAGGCCTCCGCGACCGTCATCGCTGCCGGTGATCGCCTCCAGATCGCGACCGCGACCCAGCTCGTCACGGTCAAGGCATCCGGAGCCGCCGACGCGAGCAACATCCTCATCGGTCGCGCCGCAACCGCCGCGGGTAATGGAACTTTGACGGTCGAGGTCGATCTCAACCGGGCTGCGGTCTAACCCATGGCACTCCTCGAGACCGCAACCGCTTACCTCGCGACCCAGCTCACCGCCCTCACCGCGGTCGGCGTGGTCTACTCGCGAGGAGCGACGTCGGTCTCGATCAATGCCACGCGAGCATCGACCCCCTACGAGGCGAGCGACGCCGATGGCGTGATCCATCGTACGATCGCTCGCGACTACCTCATCGCGGCGACCCTGTTCCCGTTCGGCGACCTACCTCGCGACGGGGACACGATCATCGACACCGATGAGACCTACATCGTACACAGCATGCCCGGCTCGCCACCCTACCGGTACAGCGACCCAGGCCGATCGATCCTCCGGATCCATACCAAAAAACAATGAGTGCCTACGACAGACTCCTGGCCGATCAGGTCGCCGCGACCATCACGGCAGCGGGTCTGTACAGCCCAACAAACAATGCCGCGATCGACTCGTCGATCGTTACGGTCAATTACCTGCCGCGATACGAACCAAAGGACCTCACCGACCTGCGGATCGTCATCGCACCCCGCTCTCGAGCGACGACTCCTCTATCACGGACGAGCCGCCGCCGGGAGCATTCGATCCAAATCGCCATCATGCAAACCGCGGATCCAGACAGCGATCTATTCCTCGGACTGTTTGACCTGGTCGGATCGATCGACGAAACACTCGCAGCTGCGAACTACGCCGCTGCGACCGCCTCCGTCAATCGATGGGGGCTGTGGCTACGCAACGACGTCACCCTGTACGACGTACAGGCACTCGAGCAGCACGGCATATTCCGCAGCGTCATCACTGCGACCTATCAAATCAACACCTAACCAAGCGAGCCAAACATGCCATCGTTAGTCGGACCAGTCGCCGGACTCGAGTGCAAGCTCTATTACCACCTCACCCCCGCGGCCACGTTCACCACGTCGGGTGCCGTCCTCATCACCGAAGCGATCGATGTCGCGATCGCACTCGCCCACACGAAGATCGACGCACCGAGCCGCGCCAGCAATTTCAAATCGAAAATCCCCGGTCTGACCGAGATGTCGCTGACGTTCAAGTACAACTACCAGGCCGACCCGAACGACGCCGTATTCACCGCGCTGCGGACTGCTTTCCTGGCTCGCTCGATCCTGCACTGGGCAGTGATGGACAACGTCCTCACCACGCCAGGCCCAAAGGGTTCCGCTGGCATGACGTTCCCAGGCATCATCTACGATTTCCCGATCGATCAGGCTCTCGAATCCCCAGCCACGCTCGACATCGGTGTCGAGCTAGCCAGGTTAAAAATCTCCAGCGCGCTGGTCGACCCATCCTGGTTGATCGTCGCACCGACCTAATCGTTTTTCTAGCGAGTTCGCGCGATGAAGATTGGCGACATTGTCGAAATCGAATTTCGCGACCATGCGAAGGGGGACGAGTCGATCCTGTTTCGCGTCTGGGGGCGAATCATCAAACGGACCCGCAGCGACATCACTGTCGCCGTCTGGGCCTACAGTGACCCGAAGTACAAAGCACCTGCCGACGACCCCAACGTCGAAAAATACACGATCGCCCGCGATGCGATCCTTTCCTACAGAGTATTCCGGTAATGGCCAAAAATCTCAAAGTCGACACCACCACCATCGCATCCTCGGGGACGACGTCGACCGCCATTCAGCTCGCCAGCAATCGCGTTCCGCTCGCCATCGTCACCCCTGCGGCCATGACCGGGACCAGCCTGACGTTTCTCTCGAGCGACGACGGGACAACTTACTCCCCCGTCTACTACGAGGGGACCCTGTACAGCGTCGCCATGGGTACCGCAGCCTCGCGACATATCGCCCTCGATCGCCGCGCGTTCGAGAGTGTAAAGACCGTCCAGCTCGTTTCCTCCGCGTCGGAGGGAGCGCTTCGCACCTTGAAAATCATTAGCGGCGAATAAGCCGCGAGAAAAACCAAAACAGGCACCTCGACCATGCCGACCTTTTCCGACAACGAGTCCCGCAAGTGGGACCTACGGATCGACATTGAATCGATTCGGCGAGTCCGTGCAGCCCACGGAATCGATCTCGCCAAAGTCTTCGCATCCCCTGACGCCCTGTCGGCGCTCAACGACGATGTCTGTCTGTTGGTGGATGTTCTCTGGGAGTTGGTCGCCACGCAAGCGGAGACTCGCTCGGTCACCGCCGAGCAATTCGGTCGCTCCCTCTCCGGCGACTCTTTGGATTCCGCGATCATGGCATTTGAGGAGGCGGTCATCGAATTTCTCCCCCAGTCCCAACGCCGCGACATAGTGCGGCGAATCATCGAGGGCCAACGGGCGGCACAGACACAGGCGACAATGCGACTGACGAACGCGATCCGAACGGGACTGATCGAGCAGGGGATCGCGGAAACCCTGGCGAGGGTGGACGAGCGACTCGCAGCGATGCGGACCAATCCATCATCGATTTTGGGTATTGGCCCATCATCTGCAAGCTCGCCGGATCCATCCCCATTGAGCCCGGACCCTATACCCTCCGTGAACTGAGTTGGATGTCGGAGTCGGCATCGACCGCCCGATGGGATCACACTGCCACCCTACTATGCCAAACCGCAAACCTACACCGATCGAAAAACGCACGGGCCAAAACGCCCGACGAGTTTCACCCATTCCGCAAACGAGCGCGCCGCAGCGGCATGACAACCGCCGCGCTGCATGAACTCAAAAACCATTTTAAGACGACCTACGCCCCGCCAATTAACACCGGTGATCATCGATGACTCGGAGAGATGGATTCGTGAACATAACACCCGAAGCACTTCAGCAACTAATCGATAACGATCTAGTAGCAACTGAGCTATGCAGAGATGCATGAATTAACAAAGAGGATAACTAATGGCTGACAACGTAGGCTACACACCAGGGAGCGGCGCAACGGTTGCTGCTGATGAAATTGGTGGCGTTCTATACCAAAGAATGAAACCAGTTGTTGGAGTTGACGGAGTTGCTGTTGACGTATCCGCAGATTCTCCACTTCCATCGGTTTCCAACCAAACTGATGACCTGTTGAGGATGCTTTCTAGGATTGTCAAACTCCTTGAAAGTAATGCAGTCGTAGATCAGCAACAACGTCAACGATTCACTTTAGATTCCATTGCTGCTGGTGTGGCTATGCCCGCGGTTACTACGGTTGGAACGGTTAGCACCATTACTGCTGGTACAATCACTACGGTTAGCGGTATCACAGCTGTAGCAGGTATGGACCGTGAACAATACATAAACATCGCTAGAACAGCGTACAACACTGGTATCCGAACCCAACTCCAATTTGTTTAACAATTATGCCAGCACTAAATAAAAACACACTCACCAATCAAGTCGACCTTCCAACATGGGAATGGTGCAGATTTGCTCCAGCAGTTTCATCTGCGTTGTCATCGACCTGCTGTGCTGATAACACCCAGTTCAATCTTGAGATGACCGGGAGGTACATTTACTACCTAATCTCGGCAACTCAGTTTGTTCGGTACGATACATGGACGGATATGTATCAACAACTTTCATCGCCACCTGGAGCATTAACAGGTGTGACCTCGATGAAATTCATGGGTTCGATGGGATTTGAAGGTAACGTCCTTTCAGCAACTTCAACTACGTTGCAAGTCCCTGCCGTTACCGGACAAGCCATGAAAGGTTTTGACGTTGTAATTGTCTCTGGTACTGGAGCAGGACAACGAAGAACCATTATCGACGTTGCCGAACCAGTGATCCATGATAGTGGTGTAATCACTGGAGGTAGTAACTCTAGTGGTGTCCTCAACATGCAGGATACTTTGAAAGCATGGAGTGGTAATCAATACGCCGGTTACACGTTAAGAATTGCTGGTAACGCTGGTGCCGGTCAAATTCGACGCATCATTCACAATACAGCAACGTCCTTAGTTATGGGCGATACTGGTATTTTGAATAAGACTTATAACAATCCACAGATATTTTCACCAGCATTTACCACGACTGCTGGTACGCAAGCGATGTATTCGATTGAGTCTCAAGTAATCACTCTTGATTCAGCTTGGACGACTACCCCGGATTCAACATCTGTGTTCCGAGTTCAAAGCGGAGCAATCATATTGATGACCAACGTAGCCTCTGCTCCTTGGCATCTTAACCAATGGTATGATGTATTAACTGATACTTGGTACTTGATTCCAAGCGTATCTAACCTATTGACCGCTGCTGGAACCGATTTAGCTTTAGAGCGAACTACTGAGAATGCTTCGATCTGGGAAAAGTCAATCGCAACATCTGGAACTACTACTACTCTTGTAGACGGTTCACGAGGTGTCAACGAAGCTAGTTGGAGAACTAATCAATGGGCCGGTTATTGGTTGTTCATTTTCAGTGGTACTGGAGCAGGGCAAATCCGTCAAATTGCATCTAACACTGGAACCACATTAACTTGGTCAAGTGCCGGTACTGCACCAGACGCGACAAGTCGTTTTGTCATTGCAGGTTTCGATGCTGGCACAGCAACAAGTGGTGCTGCGTCAACTCTAACCGATTCAACTAAGTCGTGGACTACAAATGAATGGGCAAACTTTGCAGTCCGTATCGTTGCTGGTACTGGTATTGGTCAAGTCAGGACAATCAGTAGTAATACCGCAACAGCGTTGACGATCATCGGTACCTGGACGACGAATCCAGACTCAACCTCAGTATATCAATTACAAGGTGATCCTGATAAAATCTATGCAAACTTTGGTGGAACTCCAGCAATCCTAATTCATAACATGGATGCAGCTATGAGTTCCTGGGGTAAACTCCAAGACTTCGGTATGGCTAGAACTGCATCGGCAAGTGTCGGTGGTCACCTGCCAGTGGCAATAAGCAGCGTTTCAAATGCGACGACAACTGCTACCGTCAATACTGCTCATAACCATATGTTCCGAGTCGGTGATCTTGTTACTGTACGTGGAGCAACCGATGCGAACTTCAACGTCACTAACGTAGCGATTGCTACTGTTCCATCAGCTACTTCGTTTACATACACAATGGCAGGAACACCCGCATCAACCACTTTGGTAGGTTCTCAATCGACGAGTACATTGTGTGATGCCTCGAAAAACTGGACGACGAACCAGTGGGCCGGTTTTACTTGTTACATGACAACAACTGCTCTAACCGCAGCAACCGGAGCAGCAACTGGACAAGCCATCCGAATCGCTTCCAATACTTCCAACACATTGACTTTCGTTACTACCGGAACTGCTCCTACTAACGGTGTATCGAAGTATGTCATCAGTACGTCTAGTGTTGCTGGTGCGGCAGACTTCGGTGTAGCAACTGGTACGCATTCCACTACTACGTTGCAAGACACAACCAAGACTTGGGTAGTGAATCAATGGGCAGGTCGTCGATTGAGATTGCTTTCTGGAGCAGCATATCCTGCTGAAGTAGCAATCACATCAAACACGGCAAATACCATCACCTGTGCAACTATCACGGCACCAACTAACTTGGTAACTGGATATGCTATCCTTGACGGCACAGTGAAAGGGGCAGGTTTGGTTTCGTCTTGGGCTTTTGGTGCGAGCAACTCAAAGCTAAGAGGCAAGAATTTCTACATCACAAGGGGTGGTGGTAATGCTGGTTTTGATCGTTATAACATCAACACAGATCGTATTACCGCGATTAACACTTCACCGATCACCGAAGCTTTGACCACTGGTTCTATGGCGGCGTATGACGGACTAGACAGAATCTACTTCCACAAAGACGCTACTCAACGTCTTTATTATTTGGACGTAAACACATTGCAAGTGCATGGTGCATCAATGTATCCATACGCAGCACCAACAGCGATCATTGGCAACCGCATGGAAGTCATCACAACAAAAGACGGACTGAGGTACGTTTACCTCAATCGAGCATCTTTTGCTGAGTTCTTCCGATGTCTACTTTACTGGTAATAAAACATGACAATTCAAAGACTTATTGAACTTCTATCAAACAAACTGAATACACTGAAAAACCAACTTAACTTAGCAAGTTCGGTTGGTGATGTAGATCAGGTTCTTGATTTGGAGTTAGAGATTACGAACACCGAGACATCTATCAATCAACTCAAATCATTGATCTAGGGTACTAACTTGTGTCGCTCCTTACGCTACTTCAATCAGGTGGTGCTGTTGTCATTAGCGGCAACGGCATCGTCTACTATCGTCAATTCTGGGAGCTAGACATGCAATTTCTTCGACAATCAACAACTTCTCAAGAAATCCTGCTTGGTCCTTTTGTTTCGGACACAGACTTCAAGACCCCTCAAACTGGATTGACTATCCTAAACACCGACATCCTACTTTGGAAAAACGGTGCAACAACAGAAGTAACTAAAAACTCTGGTGGTGCAACCCACATAAGTTCAGGTAGATACTACGCAGTTCTTGACGCAACCGACACAAACACTGTTGGAATGCTAGAGATAAACGTAGTCGAATCTGGAGCATTGCCAGTCAAATCCAAGTACTACGTTTTAACTCAATCTGTGTACGATTCACTATTTGGTAGTGCCTCAACTGGACCACTCAAACCAACTGTAGACAATCGGACACTTGACGTTACTGCAACAGGATCTATTGCATTTGTAGATTCCGTGGACTCCGTGGACACGGTAGTTCAAAATGTCGGTGTTGATACTATTGCAGCAAATGCTATTTCATCTGGTTCTATTGCCGCAGGAGCATTAAACGGCAAGGGTGACTGGTCAACTCAAACTAGCGTCAATACGCTTGCTACCTATGTTGATACTG